TACCTGTATCGGTTAGGTCTACAAAACCTGTTTGTCTACCCCGCTTTTTTCGGCTTCTGATAGTGCCTTTTGCATATCCTCGCATTTTACCACCATCTGGTAGTTTACCCGCCTGTGTACGCTTTGTAATCATAAGGATAGCCATATTAGAAACCCTTTTCAAACCCTTAGATATAACAGATTTTTGTTTGCTACTTAATTTTTTTAAAAATTTAGTTATTTCAATAGAATTTACATCAACTTTGACATCTACTGCCATTATCTGACTAACCTTAGAAAATGTATTGGTTCTTTTTCGGAATCGCTGACTGTACCTCCACCATCTTCGTCATATTCCACCCCATCTCTTAGAATAGCTTGAAATTCTTCTTCGTATCTTTCCCTGTAAAAATCTATCTGAACTTGAAATGTATCTTTGCCTTCGCCTGTATCTGGGTCACGCCATTTTGTTAGCTGTGGATAGATGTATTTCCATAATGCTAAATAAACTACAGATAATTCCCATTGTGAGGGTGTAAGTTTACTATTTGTCATTTCAACAGATGTTATTTTCGTAATATCTTTATAACGTACTGTATGCCTGTATCTTTCCCACCATTCTTCACGAATACGTCTAAGAACATCATTTTCTGCAAATTGAATTTGATCTACAAAAGTTGTGATACCAAAACCTAGAATATCTGGCTGTATCTTTTGTAAATGTGTGTTTTGAACACTAAAAACTGTTGATGACATTATTCAGCCTTTTTTGTTTCTGTTTTCTTAGGTGCTTCTTCTTTTACCCATTCACTATCTTTTTTGGGTTCTTCTTTAGGTTTTTCTGCTTTTGGTTTTGGTTCTGGCTTGGGTGTTGGTTTTGGCTGTGCTTTCGGCTTACCATCATCAAGTTTCCAACCTCTTAAATTCCAAATGTTGATATTGTTTTCATAATCAACTTTACGTCTTTCAATAACTCTATCGCCTTTTACAAGTTTGACCATATCCATAATTACTATTCCTTAATAAAAAGGGGTGGTTTCCCACCCCATAAGTTTTAGTTAGCTAGTGTGTCTGCTGTTAACTTAACACCATAGCTGTCATGGATTTCACTTACTCCATAAACTGCTGTAGCTACGATTTCATCTGCTCTTAATGAAGCATCTCTTTGTGATTCAATCTTGAGGTCTTGCATCATTGCTAAAGCAAGTGCATCTTGTGAGAATACACCACCAATAGAGTCATCTGAACCATCTACAGAAATATTTGAAGATTCAAAAATCTGAACTCCCGCTATTGTTCCAACAAAACCAGTTCTCATAGCTTCGTTTGAAAGTTCTGTATCTCTACCCACAAATGTATTTGTTAAAGACTTTTTAACATTGAAAATTTGCTTTGGGTGAAATACCCCATAATATGGGGCGGGTGCATTTGCTGTTCTTAAATCAGCAACCGCTTCAAATACGTCTGCAACTGTAAGTTCATTACCCGCACCACCCGCTCTTTCTGTTGAAAAACCTGTGAATAATGCTGATAAGTCTGCATCTATTTTTCTTGCAATAGCTTCACCAAATAACCTACCAATATCACCCGCAACATTTCTTGATGCTGAGTTTCTTGCTAAGTCTGTTAGTGTTGTCATAATTCCAACTTCTGATGCTGTGATAGTTACAGATGTTGGGTTTACTGCTGTATTACTTAAATCAGTCGCTTCGTTTACTGCTGATGCTGATACGTTTGCATAAATCGGTACTTCTACTGATTTACCACCACCCGCAATAGTGTAGTTTCTAACTAAGTTTCTCATTATTGATTGCTCACTAGCAACAAATAACGCTTCTGCTACGATTTCGGTGTAGAGTTCCGAAATGGTAGAACTGGTTGTTTCATTTGCCATTTTTTACTCCTATAAATAAAACAAGTTATGGGTTTGCATTAATAACTCTAGGTTGGGAATCTCTTTGCTTTTTGTATTGAGCATACTTTTTCCTATCTTCTGGGTTATTAAAATCTAACTCACTCAAATTTAAAGACTTATTGAGTTCTTGTCTATCCACATTTGACACCGAACCAGAACCACTAGGGGTTGCTGAAACAAAGTGCGGGTTTTGTGTTAAGAACTCTTGAACTAATTCATCTGTAGTCAAAAGTTCCCCCTTTTTATTATATCTAGCAATTCCATTCTTATCAAGAATTTCAACATTACCAGTTTCATTTAGCTTAATATCATTTTTCAAAAGATCAACAACTTGTGAAGCATTTATTGCTTTATGTTTTGATGCTGATTCTAATAACGATTTATTAATCTTAATATCTCTAAGTTGATTTTCTAATTCTGATTTTTCTTTTTGATGTTCTTGGGTTCTGGTTTTTAGTATTTCTTCAAACTCACCCTTTTGAATACGTTGCTTTTCTTCTGCTTCTTTTTGTGTCTTTACAGCATTGATAGCTACGTCAATGTCATCTACACCTAGCTTTTTAAACATTGAACCCCTTTCTTTGGCTAATCGTCTTTCAACAATATTATTGACTTCATCTTGGGTAAATGTTTGTGCCTGTGGTGTTTGTTGCACCTGTGGTGCTTCTTCTTCTTTTGTTTCAGCAGTTTGTTCTACTTGATTTTCTTCCATTTAAACCTCCATATTGGTAGTCATTATATAACATAATAATATTTTTATTTCTACTATGTATCTTTTATAGGTGCTTGTATCTGATATATTATTTCTTCAATGTCATTTATAATTTGGTTTTCTCTAATACTCAAATCAACATATAATCCTCTTATTTCTTTTACATCTTCTTCGTCAAGGTTTTCACCTTTTTCTTGTAAAATTCTTGTAATTTCGTCAAGGGATTTTGTCATCTTTTATTTCCTGTAATATTTTTAAAAATTCTGGTGCAACTAGTTCTTCTTTTCCCCTGTAATACAAAGAAAAATTTTCAACAAACCATTCTTTTGTATTAGTAGTTCCATAACCAGATGGTGAGTGTTCTTTGATATTTCTTACATTATTTAATCTTTCTTCTAAAGGTCTTTGGACTTGTGTCCATGCGGGTTCAGTTCCAGAAACTGGGGATATTCTTTTATCTTTTATTTTATATTGTTGGTGAATATGATGACCTATTTCATGATAAAATGTTGCTCTAAATTGATCTACATTATTATCTTCAAATGCTTTTGCAGAAAATGGTCTGTTTTTTAAATTATCACCTCTTTTCCAAACTGATAATTCTGTATATAATTCATCTTTTGATAAAAATTTTAATTCATACCATTTATCAGTAATTCTACTTTTCTTTTTAAGTAATTCACTTACTTCTCGCAATTCATCTATTGTTGCTTCTGATCTTCTAAATTCTGTAAATCCAGTTGCTCCACGACTTTTGTAAATATCATTTATCTTTACAGCTAATTTAGTTTCTTCTTGAAGTAATTTATCCATTTCTTCTTTTATTTTTTTCATTCTCGCTTCTACGATTTTTACATCACCAATATTTTTTGCAGTTTCTTTTGCAAATTGAACTTGCATACCCATTACCCCATCACCCATATTTGCTAAATATGATCTTGAATTTTTTGACCCTTTTATTCCTCTAATCATAGGTACATTGAATTTTTTACAAAGTGCTTCTGCTTCTGGCATCATAGCTACAAGCATTGACAATCCATTTTCATCTAATTTTGAACCAGAAAGTTTACCAAAATTTTCAATTCTTGAACCTCTATAATGATTTATTTTTTTATTCAAATATCTATCATCTTTACTGGCATCACTAAAAACTTTATTTAATCTGTTTGTTGATTCTTTTGCTGATAATATTTGTATAGTCTGTTCTGTTACTCCCTCACGATTTATTGGGGTAAATATATCTCTTTCATCTATTACTGGCGGTGGTGTTGGCGGTGGTGGTGCTTCTTCTACTTCTGGTTCATCTGGCACTTCATCTACAGTTTCCTCACCCCATGCGGGGTCTGTAGGAATCCAAGTATGTCTGCACCTATAACCACCCCTAACAATAAATGGATCGCCTGTTGACTTTCCTTGCCATGATCTGTTGTTCCACATATCCCTTATTTGTTGTTCTGTAAGTGTCTTATTCAACATATCAATACAAAATGGTCTACTATCCCTAACTAATGTTCCTGTATATGTGAAATGTGTTAATCCCGCTTCTTTTGCTTTCGCTACTGTAAACTGACCATGAAACTGCATAACTGAATCATGTGCTATTTGACTTGCATAACGTCTAAGGTTGTTTCCCGCCCTATCGGAAGCATATTGGGTATGTAATTTTCTAACAGCATCTTCTACTTGTGCTTTTTTAGTGCTATCAAACTTATTCTCGTTAATAAAATCAACTAATTCATTTATCTCACGAGTATTTGACGTTTTATAAACACCATTTATATGAGATTTGATATTGCTTACCATATCTTCAAATGGTCTACCCGCTATTGTACTTTGGTATATTTCATCATTGATAACTTTAGAAAATCTTTCTGCAATATCTTCAAAACCGCTAAACGATTGTGTTTTAAGAGCATTGATTGTCTGCAAATCTACTTCTGTAAGGCTTTTAAACTTCTTGGGAATAGGCATTTCACCAAATGTGTCTAAAACCTCTTTAGCTATCTTGTTATACTCCTCATTGATGATTATATCGGCTTCTTCAAGGTAGGTATCAGCTACTAACTTTCTGATTTGTGGCTGTAATTGTATTGCTAGTCTTTGTGATACCAACTGCCCTTTTGTGGCTCTTGTAACTTCCTTAACAACATCTTCTTCTAGCTTGTATAAAACATTGATTATACGTTCTTCATGCTGATCTGCTAATTTTTCTAAAATTCTGGACATTACAATGGAAAATCTTTTTTCCACGCTTTTATTGACCAGAAAGCGGGTGATAAAGACTTTTGCCCTTTTACTTCTTTTAGAACACCACCCATTCTAGCTAAGAATGATCTTTGTCTAGCGGGTATGCTTTTCTTGATAGACATACCTCTAGCACCAAAAGTAACTTTGTTTACTTTACCTGTAGCTTTGTTTTTAACGTAAACACCAAATTTTTTTCTTTTAGATTCTGCTGTAGATAGCCTAAAAGGTTTATTTAATTTTACTTCTTTTCCTCTGTATTTAGCCATTGTCTATCA